TCACTAAAGTCTAATGCGCCACCCACCGTTAGTGTGCCTGATATATCTACATTACCATTAATGTCAACAGTGGTCGCTGCTATCTGTACTTCTGTGTCAGCTACAATGTCAAGCTGTCCATCTGTGCTAGAATTTATATATAAAGCTGTATCACGGAACTGTAACTTTTCTGTGGACGCTACAAGTATATCATCACTAAACTCAAAGTAGTCTTCATCTTCCATCCACTTGAGTACACCATCTGATGTTTCACCATCAAAGGTTACAGTGATGTCTGTACCTGCTGTGCCATCTCCTAGTGTAAGAGATGTACCAAGCATCTTAGTTATAGGACCAC